GCCATTGTTTACACTGCTATAATTGTATGGGCAGCGATGAAATTTTCACATTAACAGCAATTTTATACAAATGTTTTCAATGCGTTAACAACGGTATCTGGATCTACAAAGCAATCTAGACGCAGAGGGATAAGATCCCATGATAAAAATTGGTTGTGAAATAGATAACTTCTATCTTTGAGTAGATTTGTGTTTTCTGGGTGTCCGTAAATTAACGGATCACTTTGTCCCCAAAGTACAATACCTGGTTTGCCAATGTCCCAGCAGAAATGCTGAAAAAAACTGTCACAAGAAATCCAAGTTCTACATTGTTGAACCAATTGCTGCAGTTCTTGCAAGCTGAGATTGATTCTAAAATCTTCTACTAACTGTGTTTCATCGGAAACACCTATCTGTACGATGTGTTCATCGATCAATGGTATCAGCGTGGACCAAAATGGGTAATTCTTTGGATTGACATTGCCATTGGGCAAAGGTTTGGCATAAGGACTGATTACAATCATTTCACATACAGCTTTCTAAATGCATTTTCGAGACTGCCAGTCCATTGCCATTGATCCATTTTTTTATAAATGTTGAACTGATCAATGTCGCCAAACAAATCTATGGCTTCTTGTATGCTGCGGCCGGGTACAATTTCAGGATAGCAACTGAAAATCACAGGATTGCTAACATCTGGCAACACATGTTTGAATACTATGTGATCGCCCATGCCATTGTTCAGCACTACAATGGTACTATCTCGTAGATTCAATGTGTTGCGGAATATTTCCTCATCTTGTGCAAACTGCTCTTCTCTGTTGTCACTGCGTATTCCGCCGCTGGGTGTTTTCAAATGCCACGAAACAGCATCGGGCACTGCCAGTATTTTGTAGCCCTTGAGTTTCAATCCATAGGTAAACAGTGTTTCTTCTCTGTGTGCAACTCTGCTTAGGCCTGTGTTGTAATCGTGAACACCTGCTCGATACAAAAAAGTACAGTGTAGATGATCAATTTCTCTCACAGATTTTATGGTACTCCATTGTACGTGCGGTTCTGAGTAGACATTGTCAATCAATCCTGTTGAATATACCATTTCAAATTGCAGCGGAGGTGTCAGCACAGAACCTCCTACGGCACCAACGTCGTCGCCGATGTATTTGCAGAGATTTTCAAGTGTATTGGGCTCTGGAATTGTGTCATCGTCTACACGCCATACCCATGGAAATTTCATAGTATTGGCCAGTTGATGATTGTGGTGTTGGCCTTTTTTACCAGCCCACAACCATTCCCATGCAATGTTTTTTGTGTCCATGATTTGAAACAGTCGTTGATAAACATGCTCAGTGCGCAGGTCTTGTGGTTCATCATTGTCATCAAAGATTACCAATTTGTCAATTTGTTTGGTCTGAGCTACAACAGCTGAAATAGCCAATGGCAATGTGGTAAAATATCGGCCACGTGTTGATATCGAACAGAGTATTTTATCTGGCATGGTTGATCATTTGTTTGTAAAATTCTGGATTGTATTTTTCAGCAATAATAAGACTATTTTGATAAAATATATTGTTCCAATTTGGTACCAGTGAGACATCATGAACAGTGCCTTCACCTTTGTGATACAGTGGAACAGAACCAACATAAAAGTCAGAACCTTTTTCGAGAGTTTTTCCTCCTACTTGACATATTTCATAGCCTGCACGTTCTGCTTCTATACAAAACTCTATATCTTCGCCCGAACCAACACCATAAATGGTGTTTAACAATCCAACGCGATCAAATACTTGTCTGGAAATCATAACACAAAAGAACACTGCAAAATAAGCGTTGGCCGGCGGCGAATACTCTTTGATCAAACAACTTATGCCACATTTTGGGTTATTTTGAAATTCTGCATTTAGCATGTCCAACCATTGATTTTTCGCTTGTTCAAGTAGAATCACATCATTGTTGAGCAGTACAATTTTTTCTCCTGTGGCCTGCTCAATGGCAACGTTGTTTGCACCTGCATATCCCAAAGGGGCATCGCTCCACAGTGTTTTGAGATTTTGACCAAACCCCAAACTATCAAACTGATATCTCAGTGAGTTGAGATAGAATTTTGTATTATCGCTACAACCATTGGCAGAAATTATCAATTCTACATCTTGCATGTGAGTGTATTTGAATATCGATTCTACGCATGGTTTAAGCAAATCATCGCAATGATTGTAAGTTGGTATTATGATTGAATATTTCATGCTGAACTTATTTTATAAATTGTAATATATTTTACAATATTGCCAAAGCAAAAACAAGTTTTAGAAAAAGGTTAAAAAGTTATTGGCACTTCCAGAAACTTGATAGGTGAACACAATGATTCCGTTGGCACCTGCACCTGGGCTAGTTCCAGAATTGGCCTTTCCACCACCACCTCCACCATATAACCCTCCTGCACCAGATGAGGCTGTAGATGTAGTATAGTAACCGGCACCTCCGCCTCCGCCGCCTGAACCTGCTGTAACTGATGGACTAGCAGAACAAATCCAATATGATCCTGTTGCTCCTGCACCCCCAGCATATCCGGCACTAGATGTGCCAGCACCACCACCGCCGCCGCCGCCAGAACCTGCTGTACCCGGCGATCCGGCTGAAGCAACACCACCAGTACCTCCACCAGTACCTCCACCAGCACCACCATTTGTAGATCCACCTCGACTACCAGCACTGCCACCAGTAATTAGTGTACCCCCAGATCCACCACCACCGCCGCCGCCATGGCAGCCTCTCTGAACAGCGCTACCACCTGTGCCCCCTGTTCCGTTGGGGCCTGCGGCGCCGCCGCCACCGCTGGCAGAAGAACAGTTCGCGCCACGAGTTAGTCCGCCCTGGCCGCCTGCCCATGTTTGAGTTCCCACAGACGTAGCAGCAGATCCTCCTGCACCCCCACTTGATCCAGTACCAACTTGCCCACCTTGTGCCAAGACACCTTGAGTGAATGTAGCTGGGGCTGTGTTAGCTACAGCATTAAACCAAGTTGCTGTGCCAGACATGCCTGCACTGCCTCCTTGCCCAATAGATACATATGTTGTCAAGCCTGGCGACAATCCTGTGACACATGTGGACTTAGCATAGGCTCCGCCTCCTCCTGCACCGTAACCAACACCAGTACCACCTGCTCCTCCCCCGCCAATGGCTTCAACTGATATAAGTGTACCAAAATCTGTTGGAATGGTAAAACTTGTTCCCGATGTTATCAACACAGTTTTGGTTTGTTGTCCTAGTAGATACCAATTGACTGTATTTGAAATTGACCCAGTATTAACATACCAAGTTGATGCGGGACTTCCAGTCAAATAACTGACATTGGCATAGGCAACTGTCACAGTGCCACCACCCAACTTACTCAAAGTTGCTTGTCCGCTGCTGGAAGACAACGTCAAGTAGGCATAATTGTTGGCTCCTTGTGCTGACCAGGTTCCAACAGTTGTAGTGGTAGATCCTGGCAGTATGATTGTGTATGAAACTTGTTTAGTGCTTGTAACAGTGCTAAAAGTGTTAGCACCTGTTATAATGTATACGGCAATACCAGTATTGCCTCCTATGACTAAAGTGCCATAGGTATTGCCTCCTCCATCAAACGTTTTTGATGCTGTAGTCGAGTCTGATAAAACTATTGTGGCAGATGAACCTGAGAAAGTTGATGTAGAATAATTATTCATGGCCCAAGCTGTTCCTGTACCAGATAGTGTCCAAGTGTTAGAACCCATATCTAACGAGGATGTTCCATATCCAAAGAATTGTGCTGCTTGTACATTGGACCGTGCAATCAAAGAACCAGTGTAAAGTATCATTTGATATGTTACAACAAATGAATCTGCCAGTGTTATAACTGCAGAGGATGAACCGGTAGCAGTAGACAAGCCAAAATTCACTGCAGAGAATGATTGCCCTGCACTGGTAATACTATACGTTTTTGCTCCACTGAAAGTTGCTGAATATCCACCGTTGGTAAAAGTCATAGTAGAATTTAATATCACACCGCCATAAAATACAGTGTTGGCACCGAGAGCAAGTGTATAGACAAATCCTGTACATATGATAGCAGGAGTACGCCAATATGACACGGATGACTGTAGATT